CGTGCGGCCTTGCCGGGTGCGCTGCTGGTGCTGGTCGGCGTGCAAATGCTGCAGGGTCAAACCACGGCGGCGGGATCGGCAAATCGCCATCAAGTCGAGGTGGACGCCAAGGCCGCGTTTGATGTTTTTGCGGACGATAACTCGCTGTTCATACCGCTGCTTACCGATGTGCGCCCCCGTGTCAGCACAGCAAACGGCCCGCACTATCTTGTGACCACGGCACCGTACAGCGACACCCACCCTACCACCCAGTATTACCCGTTCATCGGTGGACACATCGCAGACAAAATAGCGGCGTGGGTTTCATCCCAGTAACCATTTCGCAGCCCTCCCGAGAAGGCTTCCATCCCCGCCAGGTCGGGCGTGACGTGCTGACCCAGCAATAGAGTCACTGCCATGAGCACATCCTATCAATCGCAATAACGAAAAACACCATGAACGCATTCCCACGCCGCACAGGATCACCAGCCGTTGAGCCGATTACGCTCGCCGACGCGCTGGTGCATCTGCGCGAGACTGCTGACGGTGGTGAGAACGATGCGTACATCACCGGCCTGATCGTGGTTGCTCGGATGGCTTGTGAGGATCGCACAGAGCGTTCACTGATTTCGACTACGTGGCTTGTCAAGCTGGACGAATTCCCGGAAGTTATCGAGTTGATCCGCTGCCCGGTGATTGCTGTTCAGTCTGTGCAATATCTTGACGCTGACGGTGTTCTGCAGACCTTGAGCGATACCTTGTACACGGTTGATGTTTCATCCGAGCCAGCACGGATCGTTCCGGTTGATGTATGGCCTGCAACTCAGGTCGGAGCTATCAATGCTGTGCGAGTCGCTTTCACCGCAGGTTATGGCGTGAGTGGTTCAAGTGTTCCAGTTCCGCTGAAGCATTGGATGCTGTGTGCTCTGACGTATTTGTACGAAAACCGTGCTGGTGATATTCCAGAAGACTTCGCGGCTGGCCTGCTTGGCCCGTTTCGCACGCTTGGGGTTTGATCGTGAAATTCATGGACCCAGGCAAGCTGAATCGGCGCGTTGAGATTCACCAGCGCGGGACTGGTGTTGATGCCATCGGACAACCTCTGGACAACTTCGGAAAGATCGCTGACGAATGGGTCAGGGTCATTCCTCGCGCTGGACTTGATGCGGTGAAGGCTGACGCTAGAACGTCTGCTGTCCCTGTCACGATTCGGATGCGCTATCGGTCTTATCCGACCGCTGGAATGCGAGTTATTGAAGGCACTACGGTTTACGAGATTCTGGCCGTTCCTCCGCGTGATTCTGGTTGGCAGTTCATGGACCTGCAATGTGAGGTTCTTTCGTGAACATCACTTTTGACACTGCAGAGTTCAAGCAGGCACTTCAGGCAAAGCGCGAGCAGATCACCGCAGCAGCACGGCCAGCCGCCCAAGCTGCGGCACAAGTGATCTATGACCAAGCGCGTGCAAACGTCAATGTGTCGAAAAAAGGTCACTGGTTCCACGGTACGAGCTTTCGCAAGACCGGACAGAAATACTGGTTTGAACCTGGCACGCTGAGAAACTCGATTTATCAGGTCTACAGCAAAGACAACAGCAGCGAAACAAAGTCCACGTATCACATTTCTTGGAACTACAGAGAAGCGCCTTACGGGTTCATGGTTGAGATGAAAAAACCTTTCATTGGGCCTGCTGTGCATGACCGCATGGACGAGGCATTGCAGGCCATGAAAACAACGTATATCGAGCGGGTGAACAATGGAATCTGACCTTGACGCCCTGCTTAAAACCGTCTGCGCTCGCACATACCCAGACGTTGCGCCAGAAGATGCTGCATCGCCTTACATCGTGTGGCAGGGAATTGGCGGACGTGTTCTAAGGGCGCTGGATGGCGGCCACTGCGGGGCACGCAATACCTACATGCAAATCAGCGTCTGGTCTACACGAAGGCTTGAGGCTTTGACGCTTATTCGTCAAGTGGAAGACGCTCTGGTGGGTTCGCCATCATTCACAGTTGTGCGGCCTGAAGCAGAACCAATGAGCATGTACGACGAAGACGTCGAACATTACGGCGCGATTCAAAGATTCTCTATCTGGTCAACCAGATAACAGAGCAAAGCTGACCGGGAAACCGTTCGGCAAGCAAAGCCCGCGAGGGCAACCAAACCGGCCCGCCTAGTGCGGGCTTTTTCATTGGCCTACCTCGCGTGGGCCTTTTTCATTTTGAAAGGCCAATCATGAGCTTCAGCTTTCCAGAAGGCGGCTCGCAACAGTATTCGGTTACTTACGCGAGCGCAAAAACCATTTCCGCAATCACCAATGCAAACCCTGCGGTTTGCACTGCCACGGCCCACGGCTACACCTCCGGCGATGAAGTCCTGCTTCAATCCGGATGGGAAGATCTGAATGACATGGTGGTCAAGGTCACTGTGATCGACGCTAACAGCTTCTCGCTGTTGGACATTGACACGACCAACACCAGCTTCTACCCATCGGGTACGGGCGCTGGCACGGCTCAGAAAATCAGCGCATGGGTGCCGATGCCCCAAGTGATGACGATCAGCGCCTCTGGTGGCGATCCTCGCTTTACCGACGTGCAATTGCTGGCCCGCCGCAACTCCATCCGCATTCCAACCGGCTTCAACGCTTCGACCATCACCCTCGGTCTGGCGCACGATCCGGCCAATGCAACTTGGAAAGCCATGCTTGGCGTTAGCCGCAACCTGAGCAAGACCGCATTCAAGCAAGTCATGGGCGGTTCGACCACCTACGGCTATGGCTACATGGCCTGTTCAGAAGTCGCTCGCGCATCGTCCAACCAGGTCAACCAAGTTGACGTTGTGATGGCAATGCTTGGCCGTCCGATCAGCTACGGCTCTTGATCCTCTGAGCACCTACCCGGTGTGGCTCTCTTCCTTCGCGGGGGGAGGCCACATCGGGCAAGGGCATTTCTATTTACTCCCCGCGAAGGAATACACAAATGGCAAAAATCGTTCTGGGCAACCGCCCGAAATCGTTCAAGAAAAAAGTCACCGTTCAGATGCCTGAAGGCGGAAGCGGTGAAATCACCGTGTCCTACATCTACCGAACTCGTAAGGAATTCGGCGTGTTTGTGGATGAGGTGTTCAAAGACGCTGGCATCAAGCCTACCGGCCAATCTGACGAGGAAGTGAAATTCTCGCTGGCCGAAGCGCTCGCAAAGACCACCGAAATGAACGCTGAATACATCGTGCAGATTGCGGATGGCTGGGACTTGGAGGCCGACTTCACGCGCACCAATGTTGAACAACTTTGCGACGAGTTGCCCGGTGTCGCAATGGCGATGATCGACACCTACCGACAAGCGGTATCTGAAGGCCGATTGGGAAACTGAAGCGGGTTGCTGAAGCGCTCTACGAAAGAGACAAGCCGCAATCAGCCAGCCCGTTTATATCGGCTGTGGTTGCGGCTGGTGCAAAGACTGCGGAAACAGAAGTCTGGCCTGAAAACTGGCCTGTGTTTGAAGTCTTTTTCACCGTCCGTACTCAGTGGCGCGTCGGCTTCAGCGGCCCGACAGGACTTGACTATTCAACCGTATATCCCTTGATAGACAGGGAAACGGATAACAAGGATGACTGGCGTTTGATGCTTGCTGATCTTCAGGTAATGGAGACTGCAGCACTGGATTCCATGTCGCAGAAAGACTAGGCCCTACGGGGCCTTTTTTATTGGGCGCTCAATGTCTGACATGAAGATTCAAGGCGAGGTATCACTAGATACAAGTCAGGCAGATGGCGCATTTGCGCGTGTCGAGACAAACGCCGGGAAGATGGCGGCTTCCGTCAAGAAGGCCGGTGTAGACGCTGGCAAAGGTCTTGATGGCATCGGTGCGGGTGGAGATTCCGCAGCGTCAAAACTTGACCGATCCACCAAGTCGATCATTTCCAGCATTCAGCGCACGACTGCTGCAATGGAGGCCGGATCGCAAGGTTCGTCCAAGTATTACGAGGCACTGGCCGCACAACGTGGCGCTAACGTTGAAGCACTGAAGCCGTACCTTATCCAGCTTGACGCCGCAAAGGCAAAGCAGGACGCCGCATCCATGTCGCTCGGAAATATGGGTATGTCGGCGAAAGCAACTGCTGCGGCTCTGCGCGGTGTACCAGCACAATTCACCGACATTTTCACCAGCCTGCAAGGCGGACAGGCGCCAATGACGGTTCTGCTTCAGCAGGGCGGCCAGCTTAAGGACATGTTCGGCGGTGTCGGCAATGCCGCCAAGGCAATGGGCGGGTACATCCTCGGTATGGTGAACCCGTTCACGATTGCTGCCGGTGTGCTTGGGGCTGTTGCGACTGCCGCCTATCAAGGTTCCAAAGAGTTTGAGGCGTTCAACAAGACGCTCATCATGAACGGCGGGACTGCTGGCATCACTGCAGATCAATTGATGAGCATGGCCGCAGGAATCGACGCGGTGAACTACGGTATCAGCCAATCAAAGGCGGCAGAAACGATTGATGAAATCGTCAAGGCAGGTGTTCGTGGTGAAACTCAGATTCTAAAGTATGCCAAGGCTGCAGCAGAGTTCGAGCGTGCCGGAGGTGGTGCGGCTACCGAGGTAGCTAAGGCGTTCTCAGAGCTTGGCAAAGACCCATTGCAAGCCTCTGTGAAGCTAACGCAATCGCTTGGATACCTGACTGAAGCGACCTACCTGCAAATAAAATCGCTTGAGGACCAAGGCCGCACGGTTGACGCCGCTCGCGTGGCTCAAGAGGCATACGCCGACGCCCTGGAAAACCGCACGCCGCAACTTCTGGAAAACCTTGGGTCACTTCAAACCGGGTGGCTTGCCATCAAAGGAGCCGCTGCCGAGGCTTGGGGTGCAATGCTCAACATTGGCCGCGCCGATACCCTGGAAGATCAGGTTGCAGCCGTTGAAAAACGCCTTGCTCAGGCGCGCGGAAGTTTCACGGTCGGCACTGGTGGCAAGTTCGACGCCAATGATCCACGCCAAGCATCCGATACGGCCCTGCTTGAAAGCTTGAAAGAACAGCAGCGTCTGGCCTCGCGTTCTTCCGACATGAGCGCCGAACGCGCACAGAAAGAGAAAGAGCGCATTGCATTTCTGGCTCAAGGTGATAAGTACCTGAGCAGCGATCAACGGATGCAAAAGGAGATTCTTGGAGTCCAACAACTGCGCATCAAAGGGACTATCACCGAGCGCGAGGAAGAGCAGCGCATTGCCGCTATCCGTGAAAAGAACTACAAGAAGCCGCCAGCACCAAAGAAAGTAAAAGACGAATTCGGCGACCTGTACAACAGTTTGACAATGAAAGACGTTGGCCTAGACCCGTCTTTCTACAAAGACCTGAACCAACTGTATGAAGGCTATCAGAAAGGACGGATCAGCGTCGATGAATACCGCGATGCTGTTGAAAACCTGATAACTACTCAGAAGTTTTCGACCGATGCACAAAAGGCGCAATCTACAGCTTTGGCTGCACTTGCTAAGTCTAACAATGCCGCGTTCGATGAAGAATTTGCATCCATCGAAAAGCGCCGCCTGAGCAATGAAGCCCAGATTCGCAACGGGCGCGAGATGCTGGAACAAATCCAGTTTGAAACATCATTGCTCGGAATGAACTCAACGCAGCGCGAGCAGGCAATCGCCATGCGTGAGCTTGAGCGTGCAGGTGTTATCAAAGGAACTCAGGCTTACGAAGCCTACGCCGAGGCCGTCAAGAAGGCGACGATGGACCGTGCTGCACAACAGCAGACGCTGGACTTCTGGCGCGATGTTGAAAGCACTGCGTCCAGCGTATTCATGGATATTGCCTTGAATGGCGAAGATGCGTTTAAGCGCATCGGTGAATCCATCAAGCGCGAAGTAATCCAGATGCTTTACGAGATGACCGTAAAGAAGTGGATTTTCCAGATTGCTGGAATCTCTGGCGGTACGGGTTCAAGCGGGGGCCTGGTTGACATGGCTGTCAAGGCTTACGACGCCTACACCAAAGGTTCGACTGCTGGCGCTGCTGCAGGAGCTAGTGGAGGCGCAAGTGCTGGCGGAGGTGTTGCCGCCGCTGGAGCTTCAGCCTATGGGGCAACTGGCACGGCTGGAACTACAGCAGGCGTTACCGCTGGAGCCACCACTACCGCAGGAGCCACAACGACGGCAGGAACTACCGCAGGCGCAAGCACTGCAGGCGCAGGCTGGATGACTTACGCAGGTTACGCCGCGCTGATCGTCGCTGCGGTCAAGGTTGCTGAAAACCTGTATTCGACTGGATACAACCGCACCGCATTGGGTGTCAATAGCGATAAGGCAGGCGCTAACAACAGCTTGGGACAATACACCTATGGACGTGGAAACATGACCACTGGTGAGAGCGGCGGCAGAAACTGGATGAGTAACGGCATTCTCGCATTGGAGGCCACCAATCAACGCCGCCTGATGGATGCCGTTGGGATGAACGAGAAGTGGGCCGATATTTTCTCTGGCACTACTCGGATGGCTACGCTGATTGGCCGCAAGCTGAAAGGCTTTGGCTATGAAATCGGAATTGACGGCGCAAACGTCGATGTAAAAGGCTATGAGTACTACAAGGGTGGACTATTCCGCTCTAACAAGACCGTCAACAGCGAAGTCAACGGACAAGACGCATCAGAGCTTAGGAAAGAA